TCGGCGGGCTTCTTGAAACTCATTGCTGTACCTTGTCGAGTAAGTAGTAACCCACCCCAATTAGGGCGGTTGCCACGAAGGCAATACCTGCCCCGTACTTCACGTTGAGCATGAACTCCTTCTGCCGCAGGCGGTGCTCACGCTCCTTCTTCTCGCGCTCCTTCTTGAGTCGGATGCGCTCCATGATCATCTCGTTGTAGACGCTCTCACCGTAGTGAGCGACGATCAGAATCTTGAGTTCGTACTCCTGCTTGATCAGCGCCTGCTTGTGCATCGTGATCTGCAAGGCTTCCTGCTCAATGCTGTCGTCATGCAGCAGCCGCTTGAAGACCGAGGGCTTCTTGTTAGCCTTCTCGTTGGCTAGGCGGTTGAAGTCCCCGAAAGCCCCGTACCATTTGCCGATCTGACCGGCAACGTCCTGTATCTCGCGGCCCGTGGCGACGAGTTTCTTAACGGCTCCGAACGCAGCATTCGCCGCTGAGACTGCCGCGAGAATGCCAGTGATCGGCTCCATACACTACTTGTTCCCTTTCAAGAACTTCTCGCGCTCCTCAAGGAGTTTGACCTTCACTTGAAGGTCGTTGATGTCCTTGTAGATTTGCTCCTTCATGATGGCCCGACGCTCTGCGCTGATCGGGCTGTCGGTTGGGACGCCTTCCTTGGTGATGAGCGCAGGCATCTGCCCTTCGATCTTGGTCAGACGTTCAGAGAAGGATGCAACCTGCCCCAATAGCCACGCGAGCGCGGCCACCACGATGGGGATAACTGCCTTTAGTACGTCTGACCATGCCATGATTACAGTCTCGCTTCCATAAACTCTTTGGCGCCAATTCGACTCCAGCCACCGTCAATTTGGTACTTGAGGTTCTTGCCGTTGTTCAGCGCCCAGATCACAAGCCAAGACAGTACTTTTGAGTCCATCTGCTTGCCGCACTCAGTAACTTCAAAGAACTCAATGTTCTCGTGTTGGCGGCGCGTGATCAAAGCGTTGGACATGTCCGGGCGCATCCACATGGGCAGATCATCAGACGCAAGCCAGTGGCACTGATACGTTTTGCACGGGTTGATCGGTCGATTTTCGTAAATGGAACATGTCTTCTGGAGGAAGTGGCACGGCTTTCCAGGATAAAAATCATGGCCCATAGCCGAACCATGAAGCCAACCCTTGCAGCACTCCGCGCATCCATCACAAGTTCTATTCAAGGATCACCACCGTATCTGTGTCTTCAAAGAACATCATGCGCCCATAGCATGCAATGTTGTAGTCCTGCCCATTGTCATCCAACTCGGTCCATGATCGGGTTTCAACTACGACATGCTTGGCAAGGATTTCCTGTCCGTTTTCAAAAACTCGCCACACATGGAGTATGGAGCCACGCCCTGTTTGCCCGCGTGACTTGTTGAACCGGATCGTGTACTTGTTCAAAGTACGCAAAAATTCTTTACATGCTCGCCGTTCTTATTAAAAACCAACTCTTTGACTTGATCCGCATCACCATCAAATGTTTCTAAAATGCAATCCGGGTCAATAAGGTCGCCACCAACATCGCGCAAAGCGTGAATACAGGCACAAACAGTATTTGGAACTAAAGCGGTCAAACGATGATATTTATTTTTGTCTACAAAAACAAAATTGGGCGCAAAAACTTCTTTTGCCGCAACGGCGTTACCATCTTTCCCGTCAAGCACTTCATAAAGAACCGCGCCGGAACTTACGAGAGTTGCGTGATCGTAGGCGTGGCAATGCCCAATCTCTACATCACCTGTATTAACAAAGTGCATCATTCTGGAAAACACATTGCTAATTGAAATCATTTTAATTTGAGGTGCCGCCATTTGTTACTCCGGCGCTTTGGGCCATTGAATATCAATAGGAAAGCCAGTCTGAAGACGAACTTCACGCAAAGCACGGCGATATTCAATCCACAGCGCACGGTCACCTGCTGTCATAGGCACATCTGGCAGCACAGACCAATCGGACTCAGCCAGCATTTTTTTGGCACGATCCCACGCAAGTTCGGCGGCGGAAGACGGAGCCGGATTGAGAGGCGCATCGCCAACCTCAACCCATCCCTGATCGTTGTAGGACTCGCCCAACCACGACAGATCGCCGATCTGGTCGATGAAGCCGTGAAGGCCGAAAATCGGCCCCCAGTTTTCAGGCAGTGGTTGCGGCTCGCTTAGTGCGCTTCCGTCCGACAGTCTTTTGAGTTGCCACAGTTTGCTCATTTCCATTACTCCTTGCCATCAAGGCGGGTTGAAGTCCGGGCTGCTGCTCAGGCGCAGGAAGATTTTGCCCGATGTGTTGATGTGGGGCCATATCGTTTACGAAGGGGGGCCAACCATTGCCAGCAATCATGGTGTTGTCAACTTTCCAATTGCGCCAACTTGCAAAGTCTTGCCTTGGCTTGAGCGCAATATGACACCCAACATTAGCAGCAAGTTGATGGATCAGTTCAATCACCTCAACAGGTTGCATAGGCGTCCATAACACCGAACCATCATTGCCGCGCATCATTAGTTCCGTGGTTCCCCCAAAACAAGTTCCGACCGTAACAGAACGAGCACGGTTGAGCGAAGCCGAAAAGTTGGCCTCGTCTTGTTTGCGCTGAATCTCTTGCAGTTTTCTTTTGTGTGTCATTGCGGGTTCCAAGAAATGTTTACCTGCCCTCCAGGAGAGCCAACAGATATTGGATAAGAAGCGCCGGGGGTAACGGTTTGGCAGTTGAAAGAAGTCGGATTTGCCGCGCTGCCAGGACTGCCTGCACTGCCGGAATTTCCCAAATTACCACGGCCACCACCACCACCACCACCTCCGGTGATTGGATCGCCTGCCTTAGCGCCACCACCACCACCACCGCCAGCACGGGCAACATTAGCGGGAGCGCCGGGATCACCTCCCCCACATGAAACCCCACCGCCAGTTCCGCCGCCAGGATTGCCCCCAGTAGAACCGCTTGCGCTATTTGTTGCGCCCGCTCCGCCCCCACCTGCACCACCATTAAATCCGGCAGCACCGCCGGGAGTTCCGGGTCCGCCCCCTGCCCCGTTAAAAGAATTCTGAGGAGTAAGGCTATAACGGTAAGCAGGGCACCCGCCAGCGCCGCCAGCACCACCGCTCCCTCCATTGCCGCCAGCGCCGCCAGCACCACCTGCGCCCCCTGGGAATGTTTTACATAAACCGTTAGAGGATGTTCCGGCGTTACCAGAAGTGCCTGCATTGCCACTTGGGCCAAGAGCGCCGGGGCATCCTTGTTGTCCGGCCGATTTACCGTTAATGTAGCAATTACCACCTGCGCCGCCCTTGGCACCAGCACCACCAGAACCACCTGTTCCTCCGGCGGCGCATGTATTTGCAGGGCCATTTCCGGGAACATTTACAAGAGCGCCGCCGCCACCACCGGCACCACCATTCCCTGCGCTACCTGCATTACCGGTGTTGCCTGCATTACCGGCACCACCCTTCCCGGTAATGCTGACACGCGAAACCCCCAAAGGAACGGTAAACGTACCAGGGGAATTAAAAGTTTGAGCGCCGCCAGGAACAACGGCTTTCCCGCCAAACAATGCTACTTTTGGTGTACCGGCAGGCATTATTGACTCCAAGTGGTTGAGTTCATACCGTAGGCGGGCCGCTTGTCTTTTTCAAACTCAGCGTAAGGGCCGTTTTTATCGACATAGTGCAGCATGAACTGCACATTCAGTTGATTATCTTTCATTGGTCTGCGCCAATGCATCGTTTCACAACCTTTATAAACAACCGCGTCACCAGGGTTTAACACATGTTTCTCAGGATCATTGTGCTTGTATTGCATATAGATTGGAGACATCTCACCGCTAAAAGCAACATTTACGGTTACGCTAACTTCGCAAGAAGGCCGATCTGTGTGTGGCTCCAACTGTTCGCCGGGTTGATATATCCTTGAATAAGAATATGTCGGGAGCAGTTCTTTGCCAACCACCTCTTCTATAGCGTTTTTGCTCTGATGCAACAATACTTCTACGAGCGGGTCTGCATAGTAAAAATACTTTGATACCGTGTGTTTTCCTTCGGAACCTTCTTCCCATTCTCCGCGACGAATCTTGTTTTCAAAATACTGCGAAATAATAGAAATGGTCTGGCTGTCAAGAAACTCTTTGACAACCACACAGCCGTGAGTTTCAAAAATCTCTGCGTCAGTCATAGTAGAACCATCCGGTAACGATGTACTTGCTGCGTTCACCAAAAACAGTATTGCCGCGATGAGCGTGAGTAAAAGTGGCGGGCCAAATTACTATTGTATTTTCAGTTGGCTGCAACCTGCGCTGCTGATAAAGAAACTCTGTTTCCCCTGCTTCTTCTTGGGTCAACGTATTGAGATACAGCATGTAAACCAAAACACGGTCGGCGTGTTCTCCGTTACCCTGCTCGCCGTGCCAAACATGGTAACCACCACCCGGATCAGTCCGTTGCATCTTCATGGCTGTTCCACGAATATTTCCGTCTCTCAAAACGGAATATTGCTCCGTATAGGCGTCATAGCACTGCTGAAGACCATTAAAGAACATGCGCGTAGCCGGTGCGTCGTTAAAATTAGCGACGGTATGAACACCAAAGTTCAAACTTAACTGTATGTCGTTTTTGCAATGCTTAGCCGCGCCTTCTCCACGCTGCCGACTTGATCCGGCACCGGACTCCACCAGACGATCAAACTCTTTGATCAAGTGTTGGCAGTACCCTTCCGGGTACACATTCCGGTAGATGGCAATGAAGTCTTTGTATTCGGCGTTCATCGGAATGCAGGTCCAGAAATCCAAGCCACAAGAGACTGACGATTACCGTTTGTCACGGGGGTTACTTGGTGGAGTACATACGAAGGGAATGCCGCCACCAGTCCCCGCTGTTTGCGAACGGTTTGCGGCTGACCACCAGTCATAACCTGAAGGTTTCCCCCCTCGTACTGGCTCGGGTCGGTCAGTTGAAGTACCAGACTGAGTTTCCGACCGGGGTTGAGTTTCCCGCCGTAGTCCAGATGCCATCCGTACATCCCCTGTTCTGATTGGTCGTAGTTGGTCAACTGCAAGGCTTCGCCAAACCCAGTCAGGTCGAATCGATAGTATTGGGCATTAAGTGAAGAAGCGATGTGCCCCAACTTCTCAAACACCCAGGCGGTGTCTTGGTTTTTGTTCAGCCAGGACACTTGGGACCGACGAATCTTCGCCAAGTCTGCCCCCTGCGGATCACCGCCCACCTGAGCCTGCTGATCGGCCTTCTGCGCCTGCTCTTGCAGCCAGTTCAGTTCCTGCTCCGTGAAACCGCCCTCCCACCAGACGAAGGGCTCTATGGGCATGGAGTAGGGGGTCAGCACATGCTGCACGGGCGCTCCTTGTGGGACACGATGAAGTGAATGCACCGTGTTGGGGTGTCGGCGTTGCTGCCGGTCAGTTGGTGCTGCATCCACGAGTTGGCAAACATCACAGTCCCAGGCACCATGTTGTTGAAGTGGATGATGTTGGTGGCGTTGCTGACCTCTTCGCCCTGCACGAAGTCCAGTTCGATCATGGACTTGTTCATGCGGGTGTCGTGGTAGATCGGGTACGCCCCACCCTGCGGGGTTTCGAGAAAGAACCACCCACACATCTGGCTGTTCTTGTGGACATTCATGTCCTTCATGGCGATATTGCCGTACCACGTCGTGCCTCCGTTCGGGGTGAAGAAAACCCAAACATCGACGGCGTTCGCCGTGGTTGTACGAGACAGGGCCGACGCCCCGCCAGGGAAAACAAAACTACCGCCAGACCAAGCCACAGTTCTACCGGCAGTGCCGTCGTTCGTCAAGATCAGCGTGAACGAAGACGAGCCCGTGGCGATGGGGTTGGACAGTGTAAACGTGCAGTTGCCGGTCAGCGTGGCTGTAAACACGTTGGCGGTCTGGAGGTTGATGGTCGTGGAGGTTCCAGAATTGCCCAGAGCCACCACCGTGTCAGCGTAGGCCACCGGACGGGTAAAGCCCGCAGCGGTAATCCGCAACACTTCAGCGCCGCCCTCAGCAAACGCGATCTCATCTGCTGTGGGGAAAAAGATACCCGTGTTGAGGTCCGTCGAGCGGGTAATTGCCGGGGCAGCGGCGCTGCCATCTGAACTCAGAGCAAACTGACCACCTGCGGTAATCTGGGCACGTTCTGCAAGAGTGCCTGCGTTGTTGGTGTAGAACTCAAGGTTGGCTGTAATGGTCGTGCCAGACGCCGCACTCAGGCGGGACGCAACAATCGCAGACCGCTTCTCGGCTGCTGCTGTGCCTGTGGTGCCAAACACCACGCCGCCAAGCACTCGGGTATCCGCAATTGCGGCGCTATAGGCATAGATTTCAGCCGCTGAACTTGCGTCTGTGCCGCTGTTGCCAACCGTGATGGAGTGCTGATTGGAGCCGCTGTTAAGCCGGTTGAGTGACGTAACCCCGACCAACAAGTTGCCAGTCGCATCAAGCGTCAAAGCCTGGGTGCCGTTGGTGCTGAATCCGAGGGTGTTGGTCGTAGCCAAGAACATACCGTTGCCAGTGGCGGTGCCGCCGGTCGGAATGAACTTGGTGGCAGACGACGTACCCGTAGTCGCAAAGTTGGTGCCGTCAAACGTCAGCCCTGCCGATTGCCCGATGGCGCTCGTAGACGATGCGTAAAAGATTTGGTTGGCTGTAAACGTCGCCAGTCCGGTTCCGCCGTTTGTGGTGGCAAGCGTCCCCGCAACCGTTACCGCACCAGATGTTGCAGTGTTGGGGGTCAGCCCCGTCGTGCCAAAACTGATGGTCGAAACGCCATCCGCAGCACTCGATGCCACCTTCACGTAATCGCTGCCGTTCCAGGCAACGATGGCACTCTCCGCCGCCACCAAAGTCACGCCCGTGGTCGGGCCTGCACCCACAATCTTCACCGATTGACTGGTGGACGTTGCGTTGATGATCAGGTAGTTGCGGCTTGACGCTGGAGCCGTAATGGTTAGCAAGCCTGCGGGGTTGCCCGTGCAGTTCT